TATACGGTATATATTTACAGAGTAATTAAACAACAAACAAAATGACAACCGAAAAAGTAACAACACCTACGATGCTTTTAAAGAACAAATACAATGTTTTCCAAATTGCAATTCCATTCATGGTTAACAATCAATTGCAATTGTTCACAGAAAAGTTTGCTCAACTTCAATCTTCAATGCCACAGCTAAAAACAAAATTTGAGATTGACGAAATAAGAGAACATAATTACTTTCTTGTTTCTGTTTGGGATGCTGGCCTTGATAGATACTGGAAGAAAGATGAGATGACTACTATTCTTGAATACATACAAGCAAACTCATGAGAAAGCTAATAGACTTGGACGGGGCTACATTCAAAGCCCTGTCCATTATGGCAATCGAAGCCGGAACAAATCTTAAAAGTTACATCGAATCTGTCCTTGTAACTCATGCGGGTGGTGGCTTTAAAGACAAAAAACCTTCCACTAAACGTAAATTGAAACACTGAACGTTGAAGCCAAAAACTGAAATAAACCCCTTGTTATCGGTAGTGTCCGCGGGAGCGTGGGGCAATGAAGGGATCAGGCCTCCGGCCCCCTTCATTTTCAAGCAGCGGCATTACCGATAACAATTGTATATATGCAGTACTATCCGAAATTACGACTATTTAGAGGTTTTTATAAAAACAATGCTATCAAGGCTTACTAATTTATTGGGCGTGTATGCTTCCCTGTCGTAAATCCTTCGGCCTAATCCTATTCCTAAAAACCTTTTACGGTAGCTATTGTCCTTTATATAAACAGGTACGCGCATCTGAAATAATGGCGTATCAATTACGTTAGCGACTATGTTATTGTACTCGTCATGGTAATTATAGGCGAATACATTGCATCCACCCAATAGGTAAACAGTGTCATGTACTATTTCTTTAAAAGGCTCTGAAACAAATTCTATTGATCCTATACTTTCAGTATGCTTTGTTTTCGATTTAAATGACCTCCAGTACTTGAGTTGCTCTGATTTAAGCAGAGCCTCAAGGTTCTTTTTAGATAGTTCGCTGGCTTCAACCTGTGCCACATGTTCGCCTAATTTGCCTTCGTAGATCTTCACCTTGTTTGCAAGTTCCCCAGTTATTAGGTCTATCGCTTGGCCCTTTTCGGTGATGGCTGTTTCCAGTTTGCTCTTCAGTCTTTTCGTCCTGTATGTTTGAATTACTGCGTAGATAACGATTAAAACCAGTCCTATGTATAGGTATTTTTTCATTTAACAAAAATTATTAGTTTTGCAATAACAACTTTAAAAATATCTGCGGGAGGTTGACCCGCATCAGGCCGGAAAGGGGAGTTAGTGGCTCCCCTTTTTCGTTTACAACTTATTCAGCGTTAAATTCTGTAAAATCCACGTAGTACTCTTTTCCTACCTTCAGCTTTTCAGCAGCCAAAGAGTTAATTGTACTTAATTGGATTTGACCTCCTGGAGTCCATTTATAAAACTCCTCATTTTCCTTACTCCCGCTGATAACAGGTGTAAGACGAACACTAAAACTACCTGCGGCAGTTTCGGTTTTTTCTGCTACTACAAATTTTGCACGTACCATAATTATTTATGTTCGGTTGGCCGCCCGTCCCCGCGTTTAGTCTTTTACAACAAGTATTTATATTCTGGTTCAGCATCGAAGCAAGGGCAGCTTTTAATCCACTCTTTCGGCTCAATTACCCCGTTACCGTTTAGGTCTGGCGATAGATCACGATGGCCAATAATCCGCTTTATATTGCCTTGCCCATAGGCTAAACTCTCAGATATACACTTTAAGATTGCGCCCTTTTGTGCTGGTGTCCGCGTGTCGATCGCATCCTTTGGGTTAGATGGGTTTCCTTTGGCCCTTATGCCACCTTCGTAACATATGCCTATGGAGTTTGCGTTGAAATCTTTGCCCACGTGTGCGCCAACCTCTGACAGTAATCGGCCTATATGGATTTTACCGTCTTTTGTTATGTAAAAATGATAACCACACTTTCGGAATCCCCTGGCTTTGTGATCTCTGATGCAGTTGTCAAAGGTATAGTTAATATCCTCACGGGTTGCGCTGCAATGAATTACTATTGTGTGGACTATTCTCATGCCTTTCCAAGTTTTAACATTATCTCCTTGTAAACCCGTTCGCTTTTCTCAAAAACATTATCATGAATTTCAATTTTTGCCTGATGGAAGGCCAGAAGTTTATCGTGTTCTGAAATTTGCTCTTGTTGCTTTTCCAGAATTTCATCTATCTTTTTTTCCCTGATGTCTGCGCGATCATTCGCCCGTTTCATCATAAAGATTAAAAGGGCCATCATCCCGGCAATTAACCAGTTAGCTGACACGCCCGTGTCGGTTAGTAAGGGTGCGAATTCCATTTTCTATAACGATTTTATTTTCATTCATTTTATTAATCTTTTTTTTGTAGCGTTTCTTCCTTTTACAGTTTTCCCTAACCGTAAGTATTACAGCCATGCAAAGCAAGCTAATCACTAACTCTAACATATTCATAAACTATAAAGGCCGCAAATGCGATCATGCCTATGGTATTGAAGCTAACTAGACCTAGCCACTTAGTTAAACTACCTTATTATTAATGTTTTCCATAAAATTTAAAGTTTAATACCATTGATAATAACCTGCAATCATTCCCGAACTAATAACAACTAAACCGAATATCCTAAAAAAGAAAGACGGTGTAAGGTTTAGAAACTTATCTACTAAGCCATTCCCCAAATACCGTAAGGACTTACCACGTAAAGCATTAAGCAAAGGGCCAAAGATTAATAGGTGAAGGCTCAACGCTCCAAAGCAAAAATAATAGTATGCCTCAATGCTTGGATGCTTCAGTAAAGCCGATAGCGCAATGAACACGATAAACCGCGCACTTACTGCTATCACATGGCGAAAGGTTATTTTTCCGTCTGGTGTAACATCTTTATGCTTAATCTCGATAAAGTACCAATGCAAAAGGCATTCGGCTACTATGAATAATGTCCAGAATATCCAGATCATTGATCTAATTTTTTATGAGCATTTCTACTGAACCACATTATAATCAAAACGGAAACAGCCCCTATGATAATATTCACCCTCTCATCGTAAGTAATACTTAATCCTAACTTTTCAGTTACTGTTGGCCATGCAAAGTCGCCCAATAGCGCGAGGGCTATCGATCCAACAAATCCAAGTATAATATACTTGTCATAAGTGTTCCAAAATTTGGAGCGATCAAAGGGGCCATCTGTATCGAACTTGAAGTAATAAACGGTTACTTGTACCAGCCATCCTACAAGGGCGTAGCCTAAGGCTAAAAAATAGTTGATTTCCATAAATGTAAATTTAGTTAAGTTTTATTCTTTTATCTCCAAAAATACCGTAAACCCCATTCCCAATTAATACAACCGACCCCGGAATTTCAACAGGCGGCACTACCGGCCCGGTAAGGCTTACAAATTCATCGTAAATAGCCATTCTGTTGCATAGATGAAGCGGCCCCCAATGGTCACCGCTTGTCATGCGCTCGTAGCGTGAAGTGTCAAAATTTGGTATTCCGGTAACAAAATTGTCGGTTTGGCTAATACCGTGAAGGAATACGACATAGAACGGGCCGGTACCCCATTTCCAGTAACCAATATTAGAAGCGGTTTTTTCTTGTGTGAGCGTTACGCCTTGTAGTGTGTAGGTCATGGCTTTCTGATCTTTAGTGTTTTTGAGCTGTCGTAAAATGGAGTAGTTATTATATCCCCATTTAGGCTATCACGCTTAATAACCCATTCCATGTGTCTGTAATTAGATACGTTAATTGGCTTAGTGACAGAAATCCCTCCGCTATCAAAAGGGTTAACCGACTTGTGATTACATACCGTGTACCTGTTTATAGTACAAGAAGAAAACAATAAAAGTAAAATGATGTATCTCATAGGTTATCTAAAATATATTGCCGATCGCTTGTGTTAAATCCGTGTGTTGCCTCGCTTGCGTTAGTGTTAACGTAAACATGAAAACTACCCGTAAATCCCGAACACCTGGTTTGCATTATGTCGTTAGGTATCTGGTTATAATAAGACCCCCCTAATACGTCCAACTCGTGCGACATGTGATGAAATTCTGCCCCGTTAGCCGCTACCAATGCCATCCGTTTTAAATATCCCAAACTACGGTAGTCGGCTGTTACTCTTGGCCCATGCACCGCTTCACTCGCTGAGGCCCCTCCAAAGTTTTCAGTTAGGAAACTTGGCCCTTGTTCAAAGTCCGAGCCGCTTTCTGGATGGTTGTAACTATTTGCACCACGTACACAAAAAGCCTTGTCTATACGGTTATCAAAACTTGCCCACATCAAAGTTTCAAAACCGCCACCACTTACGCCAGCTACAATAATTTCATCATAAGAGTGCTGTGTTAGTATGTAATCCAAAAATCTAATCTTATCAAAAAAGAATAATCTCCTTGCATCAAAACTTGAATTATCAATTCCGCTTGTAAATAGTTGGTCGTGTCCTAACCATGAAGGCGAAGCGGTAATCAATGGTGAGTCTTCTTCGTTTTCTACCGCGAAAGCCATACACGCACCAGCCCAATCGTAACCCAATGCTATTATACTATTATACATTTCTTGGTGGAAGGATTCACCGTGTCCAAATAGTTGAATAAATAGTTTGTTATTTGGTGTGTTGTTCCGAACATGCGCAACGTAGTTACGATACTCATCCGCGTTACCATCATCCTCGCTGAACTTATAACGGTTCTTTGCCCCTGCACTTGCGTGTGCCAAAGTAACACCTCCGTAGCTTGTCGGTGTGGTTACGGTTTCATAGGTTCCGGCAGGGTACGATCCTTTGAATAAAGTTGTTTTTATAGAATCCCTTAGCGATGAAATGTTAGGTATATTGATTCTGTGTGCCTCAAGTCTGGCAGCGTTCCATCCATCGGTTAAATATACATCAGTCCCATCTTTTCCACCAGTTCCAGAAAATGATTGAGCGGTTACAACTGTTTTATCCTTTGTGCCAAAACTTATTGTTCGCGGAATATACCCGTAATTGTCATTACCAACAATCTTTACTAATTGAGGCACATTGTAATCGCTTGGAGTGAAACTTAAAGATGTGCCTGTAATGTTAACGCCACCCGATCCTGATACCGCGATTGTTTCGGTTCCTGATTCAGCTAAATAAACCGAAGCTGCATAGCCTTTTGATTCTGTAGTCAACGCCATTCTAAAATCACCGATCACAACGGTATTGCCGCTTTGTGGTGGAGTGGATAGCATACAATGGGTAACTAAATTTGCATCGTCCTGACTTAATAAAGGCGTAACCGCAAACTTATGGTTGAAGTGTGGTTTTGTGTTTCCTGTTGTGTTAGTAGCCTGAGCATACGCCCCGATTGCTACTGAGTAAAGATTATTCCAACTGTATCCGCTATCCCACGAAGCAACGGCAGACCCCGAAACCAACTCGGTAGCTATTTCAGAATTATTCAAATAAACTTTGCATTCCTCTGACCCTGCGGTAAAGTTATACCGGAATCGTAAAGCAATAAGGTTTCCTAAATCACCGTTCTGTATTGACTGAGTAAAGACCGCGTTAACTGTTCTCAAGTGGGTAGTGGTAGCTGCTCTCTTAATGAATATAGAAATCTTTCCGTCCGTGTTTATTTGCGCATAATGGACTTGCGTAGAGTTCACCCCAAACAAATAAAGCACAAAGTTTTTGCTGCGTGCCGAAAAAGATAAATGCACTTCGTGCGAGGTTGAGAATATCGCGTTAGTTGTATTGTTGGTAAATAGTAACGGTTGATTGCTTGCCGTGTAGTGTGTCGGAACTTGGGTAATATCCGGGAACCTGAATTTAAAAACGGTAGGGGTATTGGCCGAATAAAGCCCTCCGGGGTTATTCGTTAGGTCGCGGTTATTTGGCGACAGGTCATTAGATGATGTTATGGTACTTCCGTGCGCCCCTGATAGCGTGGTGAAGTCGTGAAACGTTCTCGCATTAGCCGTTAAATAATCTTCGCCCTCTTGTGCGTAGTCAACGGGTGGTAATTGGTTGGCAGTACTGCTATAATAGAAAGCCTTATGGTTTTGGCCAAAAGCAAAAGTTACAGAAAATAAGAATACAATTAACCTCATAAAGATTCTTTTAGAATTCTGTCCACTCAATATTTACAATGACATTAGCGGCAACAAGCGTTACACCGTTAAGATTTAATACAATACCCTGCGATGTTCCTGATAAAATAATTGGCTTACCGTTATCTGTAAACTCTACTACATACTCATCCGCAGGGCCGCTGCTTGACGTGGGTAAATATTGATACCATCTTCTGAAAGTCCCGGCAGAAGTTCCCGGTGTTGGATTAGCTGTATAAGCAATAGGCGTAGAGTTATTGACAGCATCCGATGATTCATGTAATGCAACCGAAAAATTAGAAGACGTGCCGCCAGTATTTGCGGTACTTCTTTTTATTAAGAAGGCTTCAAACGACCCTGCGGTTCCTACCGATCCGGTAATCCTGATTTTATTTATTTGCACAGTACTAGATGCGTTACCAAAAAAGGCCATTATATCCGTTGCTGAGGCCTCTGGTGATATTGAAGCAGTGGCACTATATGTACGCGCTGATGTTCTAAATCCAGCCGAATAATTTGCGCCAAATCTATTAACAGAAATTTCGTTATAATCACCTGTTGCGCTTGATGATATGGTTAACGCATCGCGCCTAATCCCCATATTAAACATCCCATTATCGCCAGTAGCCGAAACGGCATCTTCCAATTTATTAGGGTTGGTAGTTGCTCCCGCTGCCAATGTAGAGGTGGCTGCTACAGTTCCTGAAACTGGCTGAGTAGCTGTCGCCACGCCTCTAACTAATTCAACAGGTAAGGCTTGAGCAAATGACATTGGCCTAACGTCCTGAATCGAAATATCTGTATTTGAATAATGGCTAACTGAAACAAATCCAATAGTCCAAGTGGTTGTAGATGCGGGAGCGGTTGAACCGTTTGCTATTCTTATTTGAAGGCGTAACGATTTGTCGTCTGGAATATTCTCATGCCTGTTAGCTCTATTCAAAACTTGAACACCTGTTGCTGTTGCTATCAAAGCGTCTGAAAAAGTAGCTATTAAGTCATTACCCGTAATAATAGCCAAATGCCCGGGTGTCGCGGTAGTATTAATTGTTGCGTTGGTTGCGCCTGTGGCATATCCATTTCTTTGCGTGTCGAAGTTTGCGTTTGTTGCCGTTGTTCCTGTATAGTGTAGTTGATAATAGCTATGGCCGAATAATGAACACGTACCTGTACCAACCGCAAATCCCGATACAGTAAAAGTAACATCGTTACCACTTACGGAAGCAATCGGGTATCGGCCAGATAAAAAAGTACCGGTTCCTGAAAACACTCCTATATACATCGATTGCCCTACGTTTTGAGCGGTGAACGGATTAGAAGGGATGGTTACAGTTATGGCTGTTGCTGATCCGATTGAATAAGTAAGCCCATCACCAATAACGTCTACCAACTCAACGAAGAAGTTTTGATTCGCTATTCGTTGCGATAGCGTTGACCTTGCTCTTAATCTTATCCCACCTTGCCATGATTCGGTTGATCGTATAATAGTTTCACTTCTGGCGGTAGTTCCGCTCGTAATCACAAGATTGCCGCTTGTCTGGTCAACATCCATTCCAGCCCCAATACCAGTTATCAACGCCCCCCAATCGCTGTCCACGTTGTTACTGATAGTTTTATTAAATCCGATTCTATCTATATCCTGTGGAATCTGTCTTACCAGCATTCCGGTTTCATCGCCTTGTGGTGGCTGGTTTAGTTTAGGCGCACCATTATATTGCCCGAAAGCTGCGCTTGAAATCAGTAATAAGAAAAGTATTTTTTTCATAGTTTAGTTTGTTATAATCCAAAGTCCATCAATTTTTTCCATAAAGCACGGATAATTATAATCCAATTGAGTTACTACGGTAACCCTATCAGCAAGGTAAACCGTTGCGCCCGTAAAACTCCATACCCGTGTATCTTCTGTATTATAGAATTTCATTACGTCACCATTTGATCCAGTTGGTATTGTTATAACTCTATTAGCCGTTGCCACTCCGTCAAGTATGTTATGAATCCCGTTAGCCGTAGCGGTAAAGTTTGCGTCTGTGGCATTTCCTACAAGTGTATTTGGTGCGTAGTAAGTTTGTACGCTCAAAGTTGTGCCTGTCATGGTTAATCCGCTTCCTATGGTTATTTCTTGAGGGTCACCACTTCCGCTATCTCCTCGGCCTATTAATTTTGATGCAGTAGATACGTTTTGCATTTTAGCATAGGTCACAGCATCGTTGGCGATTGTAGTTGCAAAAGAACCCGTTCCGCTACCGGTAACATCGCTGGTTAGTGTTATTGTTTGATCGCCAGTATTAGTACCTGATATAGCGGCAAGTTTATTCTTTTCTGCGGTGGTGTAATCGTTTAATGAAAGACCTGAGTTTGTACCATTACCTAAAGGGATAGTTGCATCTGTACCTGTATCGCTTGTTACTATACCGTCAGTTGCTGAAGGTGTAAATCCTAAATTTGTTGCACCTCCCCCAGCAGTTAAATCATAGGTTACCCCGTTAATTCGGCTAAAAAGCCCAGTAGTTGTACTCCACACCTCGCCATCGTTTGGAGTTGTTGGGGCTGTTCCAGGTCTAAGCCTTAAAGATGCGCGACCTGTTGTTGAAGCTGACAAGTCCAAAACCGATGTGGGTTCTGTGCCTCCACCTAAAAACATTAGTCCGGTGCTGGTTATATTCCAAATGTCGTTTGCAGTTGTTCCGTTCCAGAACTTTCGCGTCTGATTAAATAAAAGATTTGTAGCGGTTGAGGCTGTAAAATTATCGTATAGATATGTTGTAACCGCTGAACTTCCATTCCATCCCCTACCCTGAAAACCTAAACTTGAATTAGAACTTTGTTGCGTTGCTGTACTTGTTGTAGATGTACCTGACCATGCAGGGCCGAATACAGTACGGCTTGCGTCTAAAGTAACTGTTCCGGTTTCTAAAATTCGTGAGCCTCCTATGGTAGTTCTCCAAAGTGCGCCACCGCCAATTTGAAGCGTGAAGTTTTTGCCTGAGTTTGTACTAATATATCCGCTTCCTGAATCTACTCCTGCCTCCATTGTGGTCACTCCGGTACGGCTTATAATCTGAAAAGCATTTGTTGAATTGGTAAAAGCATCGGTATAAAACTTAAAACCTCCGTTTGCTGTGCCACCATCCCGAATATCTAAACCAAGATTTGAATAACTCGGTACTGAAAATCCTCCAAAAGAGTAAGCAGTATTTATTACAAGCCCTCTTAAAACCTGACTATTTGCCCCCGCGTTAATCGTGCCTCCTATTCCGGCAATAGCTTGAAGGTGTGCGGTATTCGTTCCGGCTGTGGCTACTGGCGCAACCCGTGTGTGATATTGACCGTCTGCGGTAAATGTTAACGACCCATCAAATAGTAAACTGTTAGGGCTTGTGTGCGTACCCATTACAACGCTACCCGATCCGAGTGCGGGATATTCGCCAACTATTCCGCTATTATTGTAAAGTACCCTGGTATTAGTTCCTCCTGTAATTGTTGTGGTTCCTATGGTTATGCCTCCACCACCGCCTCCGGTTGAGTTAATTGTTTGATTGGGCCATGTACCTGTAACTGTTATATTCGTACCCGCTACAATAGAAGGCGTTGCCGTTCCCGTACCGCCATTTGCAACGGGTACCAATCCCGTAACATCGTTTGCAAGATCAACCAATCCCCTGGTAATTGTTTGGCCTGAAATGGTTATGTAATCAGGGGTTCCGGCTAATGACACATCGCCATTATTTGACCCTGATAATGTAAGCCCTGAATCCTTTATTAGTTTTCCGGTTACGCCATCAAAAAAAGCTACGTTGTTATTTACTGAAGATGCTGGGCCGACCACATCGCCTGATCCTCCGCCACTTCCAAAAGCCCCGATAGCCAGCCATACGTTACTGCCCAAATGAGTAACCGATGCTCCCGTGTAAAGCGTTGTTATTGATGTGCCAGCGCTGTTTAAAGTTCCTGTTGCGACAATGTTAACATTCCCAACACCAGCTTTTATGACCGCACAATTAAAATACTGTGCTAATCCATTGGGGAAAGTAACTGTAATTGGTAAAGCATTCGTAAAGTGGATATTTAACCCCTCATCGCTTGCTTGGATTGTGTAAGTGGTTCCAGTTTCGGTTCTGGTCGCGTTTCTGAAGGCGTTGTTACCTGTCCAAGTGTTGTTTGCAGAAAGGCTAACGCCACCGCTTCCAAACAATTCCCAGCTTGCACCGTTCCAAAACTGCCATGCCGGAGATGCTCTTTGTGCGTTATATCTAAGCGCACCCCAACCGGCAGGCGTTACTGCAGTTGAGTCTGTAACTCTGCTTAACAAAGTCTTAACAGTCGTAAAGTTTTGCGCCCGCAAAGAACTCGCAAAAAGTAGCGTAACGAGTATAGGTAAATAAAAAAGTTTTTTCATTATGAATATATTGAAGGTGAAAAGTCTATTAACCAACTTGTACCATCCCAATCAGCCCGCGCCTTGTAAAGCCCAGCCTCAAGTGGGCTAAATCTTTTTGTAGCATTATCCCATCTCGCGTCTGAACTTTTAAACGTGGATGGAAACTGTAAATAAGGACTGCCAGATGTTGTAAATATAAAAGTAAAAGATGGTTTAAATGTATCGCCCGATAATGTTATTACTATGTTTGAAGAAATTGTATCAGAAACAATTACTTGAGGGAAATTAGTTTCTAATAAGTTTATTATAGCAAATGCAGCAGAAAATGAAGACCCTGAAATAAACTGCGTGTTGTGAAAACTATCTTTTGTGTCAGTGACTAATGTACGGTGCTTTAGCGGATTTATAGCCGAGGCTCCTTGACCATCACGATACTGACCTGTGGATATGTCGTTAAATTTTGTCTCGTAATTTACTGGACTTAAAGCTGCCATAACATTTAATTAAAGTCCGAACTAAAATCTGCACTATGTACCCTTGTGCTAACTGGTGGCTCTATCGGGCCGGGGCTGCCTCCGGGGTCTGTACTCTCATCCAATGGCGAACCACCGGAAAGCGTTTCAATCATTTCTACCTCGGCCTCGGCAAACTTTAGGTTTTGGACAAGCGAAATTAATTGATAAATTTTGCCTGTCCTAACCTCATGTACTGTGTTCCAAAAAGAAATCATACCATCAGGGCAAATCATGGTTCCGGTTTCTTTCCACCTTAACTCCTGATACTGGCCGCGTATCATTTTGGCTAAAAGCTGAGTTATTGTATGACTTTCCGTTACGCCTCGCCTAGCCCATGACCCGTTTATAGGACTCCCATTATTAAGAGAAATGTAAGAGCGTTGTACATTCTTATAATTATTGTCTATGAATTGAGTCAATGCACCATTCCAGACTTTTTGATTTTTAACAGAAAGATCACCATGAACCAACTCCTTTTCATAAGTTTGCTTTACCTGTGCATTTGGAACCTCAGTTATCAATTCTTTTTCAATCGGGGCTTCACCATCAGGAAAATATTCAAGTTTTATGTTATCGAAAAGAATGTTTTGAAGCCAATTTTTATCGGTTGCCTCTATTTGAATGGTTTCCTTTAGTCTCCAAATGTAGGCCAGTTTAAATGGTGATGCAACGGAAAACCCATTCGGCCTGATTATGTTAGGCGAATCCTCAGTCCACCCTCCGCGTTCTACTTCGTAAACCCTAATAACATTTTGCCCATATTCTGTATCAAGTACGCGCCTCGTTTTATTCCAATATATAGTGTCCTGCGTTGTGTCAGAATCTACAACCTCTGTTTTGAGATTTGCTATACTGCTGTAGTCATAAATAGGGTTACTGCGTATTCTAAATTCTACTTTAATAGGCCCGTCAGAAGAAACGGTATTTAGTGATACAAAGTAAATAGGAAACTCTACTGTAATGGTTTTCCATGAAAGACTCTCTGTGATGACTAATCTATTGTATTTACCATCTATTAATTCATCTACATCGGTTGATATTACTCTTTTCCCTGGCCCGAAAACGTTGGCCGTGGAATAAAGTCTTGGCGTAACATAAAGACCGTCATTTAATGAAATTGCGTAGTCTAAAAATATATCAGCTTTTGTAAATAGTGGTCTCGTGTAAACATCAAAACTAAGTTTTATCCATTGATAAGAAAACCCACCAGGAAAGTCGTACTGAACAGGTAGGCTTTGAAGTATAACAAAATTATCAGCGATATTGCAAGCTGAAAAATCCACAAACAAAACATCCTGCTGTTCCCCGTTCCTTTCTATTTTTTCAAGTCCAAAAGTAGCACCCCCTCCATCTGTGTCATCTATCTGCCATCCTTTGAACTGACCAACCTCAATATCTTCTTCGAAAAATTCACCGTATGGTAATAGATTGTTTTTATTTTCTATTCCTAAGTTATGGGTTAGCTCTATTGTTCCCCATGTGTGAGGGATGCTCATTACCTGGCTTTGGTCTTTCCACATTATACGCGGACTTGCTGCTGTTGACCTCCTTAGTAAAAGTCGTGGGCTTTCGCTTGCCGAACCAATAGACCCAAAATTATCCGTTCTCTTTCTGGTTAGAACTGTGGACGCGGTTTTTTCACTTATTAGATCAATGTTCCAACGACCGTTTGACTGATAGATTTTAGCACCTAAAAACTCCATCAGGTAGCCTAACACATCACGGCAATTTTTTACAGTTCCGTCCGTGTTTTGGTATGCTTTAGGGTCAATATAACCCTGCTCTAACGCGCTGTCGTTATCCAAAGAAGTCATTGCGGACGCCAGTACATTGACCGTTTCCCAATAGTTTAAGGCTATCCCTGTTTTGTTGATGATGTAATTGATGGCGTTGAAAATAGGTACTCTATCATTTATTATGTTCCCGCCATCATCGCTAAAATCGTATTTTATAAGGTCAGCTAAACCGTCTGTAAATGATAATTGTATTTCATAGCCTTCTTTTAAAACGTAAGATTCTGAATAAAGCATCGGGGTAAGATACCCAACATGGTAAAGGTCATAACTTGCACCGTTCCACTTGTAAACCTTTGCCCTGAATCTCCTTTCATCGAAGGTGTAAAAGTCGATAAATTGCTGGTCGGTTTGGCTTATTATTGAAACCTCAATCACAGAAGAAACAACCGGATAAAAAATATCTTCCTCGCTTTCTCCCCGGTGGATAATCCTGACCGGAACCATGCCGCCTATTACATCGTTTACCGTTGCGCTTTCATATTCTGAATCTTCAATCTCGATCTTATACTGATTGTCGTAAGGGTCTTTAAATGGTAGGCGATACCGGATAGCGTACTCACTAACGTAACCAACTACTAAAGTAATTTGTGCGCGGCATGTGCTTGAGTTACGGGCATAGACCGTATAAGTACCAGGTAAAAGCCCCGTAAAGGTTCCTGATGTTTGACCGAATGGATAGGGCGTGTCAACGTTTAGCGAATAGCGAATAGTTGCCGCACTTGACGAATCTATTGCACTAACTGTAATTTGACCGTCTGCAATACCGGGCGAAGACGCATTGATAGCAAAGCATCCGGGTGTGTACATCGCAAGATTACAAACTATTCCAGCCATTACGAACGGGTTCTTGAATCTATCCTATCTTGTTTAATAAGCGAAGCCTTCAAAACCTTTCCGGCATCACCTGTAAATGTTAATTCTATTCTTTGTCCTACGCTTTCCATGCGTGATCCGTAAGAACCACCGCCAAAAGAACTACCACCTCCCGAAAACCCTCCGCCACCACCCCCGCCACCGCCTGATCGACCAATTTGAGCGGCTTTATTTGATACTAATTTACCGAGCGCAATCAAAGCGATGCCACCAGCAATAGCAATGGCAGGGTTTAGTGATTGTAGTGCTTTTTTGATCCCCATAACCGCAATGCCGGCACCAATAGCAAGCTGACCTAACTGAATGGACATTGCTCCAATGCCAGACAACAAAGCAGCGCCTAATAATTCGGCCCCACCCGCTCCGCTCGCCATATCTCCCAACGCTGATGAAAAACCAGAAATTGTATTTTCAATCCCCTGCTCAACTATTGCGTTAGCTTCTAATATTGTTTGTTTAAATTCTTCAGTCCTCGCTCTTATTTTAGCGAAAACCATTTCAGTTTTTTGGTCAATGATCTCTGGGTCAATGTCCCCAATATCAATAATTGGTAATTCTGTTCTTGCTTGCAGTGCGGCCCAAACTGCATTTAGTTCATTTAACGAGTATGTTATCTCTGGTAGTTTAGTTTCAATTCCTTTGAATCTTTCTGCCTGTGTTTTTAATGAATCATTGAGGACTTTAGCTCTTTCATCCGCTATCTTTTGCATTTCAGCCCATATCTCCATTACGTCAACGTTATCCCCGGCAACGTTCATTAAAGCCTCGTAATTGAGTCCTAAATCACGGTAAAGTACAAGGGCCGTTTCGTGTATTTCGTTTGCCTTTTTTTGTTCGGAAGCGGCTTTGGCAGTTGTTAGCGCAGCATCTTTTGATAGAGATACACTTAATCCCATAGCCCCATTAAATGCAGCTATTTTTTCAGTTGCTGATAAATTATCGCTGGCCAAAACCACCATATATCCACTAAGTGCATCAATGGCAGTTCCTAAAATACCTGTACTGTTAGCTGAGTCCCCGATAGCTACTTTTAAATTTGTCCAATTAGCAGAAAGCCTTTCAATTTTGGTGGATGCGTTTTCACTCATCTCACCCATTTGTTTTAGATTTTCGCTGGCAATCTTTCCAACCGCCTCAGCCACTTCACCAACGGTAGCCGCCTCCATTGATACCCCGTGCATCGCCTCACCCAAAGCGACCGCGCTAATCCCTAAGTTATCAAGTATTAATTTAGACTTTCTTCCAATACCCGTCACGATAGAGTCTACCAAGTAATCGACCGATTGACCAGTTTGCTTTGCTCGTATGGATGCAAATTCTAAAAGCTCTGGAAGTGCCTTTAGCGAAATGCCAAAGTTTGCGGCCATTACAGACCTCTTCATTAGGTCTAATTCTGAAACTGTTCCACTTGTGGCCTCTTTCAGATCGAGCATTAACTGAGTTGAAGCTGGTAATCTTTCAAACGCAACCCGAACGCCTTCGGCCTCACCGGCCAGTTTAGAAACGTCTAAAACAAACTCCCCTATCTGACTAACGGCAAACCCTGCAGCCATCATACCGCCTAAACTGCGGACTTTGTTAGCGAATCCTGTTAACGTGTTGTTAGCTTGAGCGACCGCCCCTTGCAATTGGGTGGTGTCACCGGAAAACTTTAATATGAATTTATTGTCTGCCAAGTTTCTTCATTATTAATTGTTCCTCCGGTGTCTGTTTTCTTACTGTGGCAAAATGTGCCTTACCACTATCGACAAGGTTTTTAAGTCTTATCGTATCTATCTCTAAAGGGAAAAGATTCTCCGGTTTTGCCGCCTTGTGGTTGCCCATCCAGTAACATATTAACCGCGTCTGTTCCCATTTGTCATGCACTTGTATTTCGCGCCATCCTTCATAAGCTGTAAACAAGTCCCGCAACGTATAAGCGGCAAGTTCCCACGGCTTTAACTGAAGGTAGCCTAATCCTATTCTATCGAACTGTTCCCAGGTGAAAGTCCCTCGCTTTTCTCGCTTGCCACTACTTCGCTTTTTTTTTCACCGTTAACCTTAGGCATTGAATCGTTGAATACCTCCCACATCTCGGAAAGACATTCAATTCGCGATTCAATCCAATCGTTAACCATGTGAATAGTAAAGTCCGGTTTTGGCTCTTTACCGTTCGATGGGTTGTATAGCCCCCACTTCAAACCGGCATACATTAAGGCAGTCCAACTTTCGGCAGATTCAAACCAGTTACGGTTGCCGCTCATTAGCTTTACCCCAGAAGTCTTTTCAAATTCGATTAACGCATTGCGGCTAAAAGATATTGGCCGCTCTTTGCCTCCGATATTGATATTCTTCATTATACGATAGTGGCTTGAGTTACTACTCCTGTGGCTTTACCTGAAGCGGAAAACTTTATAACATCCTCAACACCGCCATCAACGGAATACTTTTCAAACATACCTGTAAAGGTGTATTCTTTACTCCCTGTCACTGCGTCACTTGCCTCAAGTGCCAACTGTGAGCCAGCTACAAGGGACGTGAATATTTCATCAGGCGTGTAGTTGGTATCGGCAAAATCTACCAGCCCAGATATTGAAAAGCTTGCGCCCTTCAACCCGCCACCGGTTAGAAATTCTTCCCATCCGGCAGAATCTTTTGTCGTTACGTCAATAAGTTTATTATTGATCTCGATACTTACTTCGGTAAGATTGTCAATAGCGACCCCGCCAACTAACATCTTCCATTTGGTTGAATTTTGCTTTGCCATTTTTATTTACGTTTTCGTGTTACTTTTTTTATTGCCTCAACAAATTCCGATTCCGGGCCGGTTGAGTCCTCGGCTTCTTTATCTTCAATTAGCTTTTTAGCTAAATCATTTCCTACCATGTGAACGCTACCAGCCAACCACGTTTTACCGTTTGGGTTTTTAGTGTCTTTTTTTATCCTTACATACTTTGCCATTATCGTGCTATTACTTTGTAAAGTTGTTCCTTAATGTGCTGCACAGAATCTTCCATTTCTTCAACGTCTGAAAACTGTGTTATATACTGAATACTTACTACCTGTATCGTGTTATAAGTTCCTTCGGCCACCCTATCCAATGCCAACCGCGCATCCCTGGCCATGTTCGCTACTTCTAACCTTGTGGCTGCAAAATGCCTTACCTCAATATTATCAAAATCAAAGTCTGAACCTCCCGATTTAGTGTCATTAGGGTCAACCGAAGATTCGCGCAAAACCGTATAAGGTAGTACGGCAGTTTGTGGAGCAATGTCATAATAAATTTTTGATGCACTCGCTGAACCTCCAACGTGTGCGTTAAATGTTACATCGTTAGCTAAAATATGATATACGGCTAATTCAGCATTCATATCAAAACGCCTTTATTTTTCGCCCGTATCTTCATTAACTTTCTTTGCATCGCTTTATTCATGGCGTTGTTTCTTTGGCCTTCAGACGTTTTAAAACCGCGTATCATTGTGTTGTCAAGTTGGTTTTTAACTACTCCCCTTCGCCTTCCATCGCTTGCCCGTTGGGTTTGTTTAAATCCCTCGGTCATGTGTTGAGCAATTACCGCCACCTTTACCCCGTCAATCTCTTGCGTAAATGATGGCCCTGACAAAACATAGGGCTTACCCTTTCCACCTTTCACCCGGCTGGTTACTAAGTCTTTTTTTAACTTGGTTTTAACCTCACCGACAAAAGGAATATTTCGTTTCGCTGCTTTCGTGATCTCGATACCTCCCGCTCTGATAACCTGCCCTAATTCGCGGTCGCTCATTTCATAACCAACGTCTTTAAAAAACTTTTTAACGTTTATAAAGCCTTCGATTTTTATTTCGAGCGTCTTACCCATTGTCGCGATATTCTGCCGTTATAATTACACTGTTGCCGCGTCCTTCTTTCTGAATCCCTCTTACCCGATACCTACTGACATCGGAAGGGCTTGCAATACTAAACACATTGAACTCCCATTCGTGGGTAATCGAAAACCTGCGGTCATAAATTCTAAAGTCCTGCATCGTTACCCCTACCTGTTGCTGTGCATCTATCTTCTCAGAAGAACTTTTAAAAATCCGTTGCGCCCTCGTTGCTCCTTGTTCGGATAGGGAAGAAACAACCTCACCAATGGCATTCTTTGACTTTGTGGGTGCAAAGAAGGTAATGATTTGATCTAATTCTCCAGGCTGAAACCCTCTTAAAGCCATGCTGCGCTTCTCATTAGGTTTCTGACAATCAAGTCCTCAGTTTCTTTCTTTACGGTGTAATCTTTGAATTGATAGAACTGAGTAACCAGAACTTTAATCCACTTTTTCAAATCCTCCGGTACCGCTGCTGCATTCGCATAACCTGAAACAAATCTTAACCTTACCGCGTCAAACTTATCGTAAACGCTTGGACTTGAGTATCCACTATTTAGGATAACACGAGCAGGGACGCTTGATAAATCGGTTTGGTAGTTACTTGGGTCAACTGTTTGCTCTGCGTTTAAAATATCATCATGCTTCAAACTTGTAATCGAAGCAACCGGGGTTTTATGAATCTTAAACGTCTCCACAAAATCCGTTAACTGTAATTCCCAAGTTTGCGCCATGATCGGACTTTGAATTATCTTTTCAATATGCAAAGTAGCCGCGTGAATGTCTGAGGTTATCAAAGTATCGTCACCCGTGAAAGCATTATCAATATTCATTTGCGCTTTCGCCTCTGCAAGTGTTATCGAAAGTTCTGTCGGGGCTGTGATTAACTTATAAACCATTTCAAAGAACGTGTTTTCAAATTATTTCTTTACCGATTTTTCTGGCTTCGCTTTTGACTCCGCTGTTTCTACTTTTTGTTTAGCCGGAATAGCAATTCCAGCCTCAATAAGTTTTTCAGCGTCTTTATCAGCAACATCACCAACATCTCCGGTATTATACCCGAAGCCAAATCCGGCTCCGGGTCTAACAAATTCAATCTTCATGATTAGGCTGTTAAGGCGTCTAACATAGCCGCGAATGATTCAGCTCTACGAACCGCAACATCTGCGTAAACCGCTGCAACCACTTCAATCTGTCCTTCTTTCAACTTAGTGTAAGGGTTAGATTGAACATCCATACCTCCCCACATACCGATTAACAAGTCGTTGAAGTTACCAAACAAGATAGCTGAACAAACGCCTGAAGCAGAACCTTTGGTAAGGTTTGAAGGCATATTATTAGTGATGTAAGCAGGGTAACCGTTCAAAGGACGTGCGTTATCCATACGATCCCAAACACGGATAGCGTCACCGCTTTCAATAGCTGTGTTCTTCAATGCTCTACGCACTTTAGGGTTAGTAATGTAAGACAAAGCACCCATGTCAGCGTTATCAATCGAAACTTCTTCCTCAAGTTTGGTAATATGCGTGTTGTCCGGGGCTAAACCGTTAGTTCCACCAACCACAGATCCAATACCGGCAGTTCCTAAAATACCAGTTGGCTGTCCACCTGCACCGGTTCCGTTCAAAGCTGCAAGATCAAGAGCAACCGCAAGGGCGTTCAAATAATCCTGACGCACCATGTTTTCAACGCTCCAAGATGTTTGCTTAATCAGTTGAACTGACAAGTCAGAAAAACCGGCCAATCTTTTAGGTGTTAATTGAACGCGTCCAATGGTAGGTGTACTTTCTGTCGCTGTTGCGTTTTCAGTTGTTGCCCATGCTACCGACACTCCACCGTTTTTAGGGATGTCCAAATTTCCCTGTAATTGAGAAAGGAAACGCGCACCGGCTTGAGCCACAACCAAACGGTTACGAAGCGGGTCAATGATATCGCTGGATACGTCAGTCTGGATAAAGAAACCACCGTTGGTAGTTGTTCCGGCTGTCATATCTCGTTTTTCTTGCTCACCCCATGAACGAAGGATGATTGAAGGTACACCAATACCTTTAACTACTCCACCATTGGCACGAGCTTCCTTAACGGCTTCTTCGTGCATCTCTTTTTCAAGACCTTCAAGTTTAGCTTCAGGAAAATGGTTAGGTGCTTGTGAGCGAACCACTTTTAGCATACTGAATTTTCGCAAATCTTTTTTATCCTTATCGGATTGATCGCCTTGTGTGCTAAAATCAACAGGCTTGGTATTAGCAGCCTCTTCCATTTCGCGCTTCAATTTTTCTTCCAGACGGTTAAGTCTTTCTGAATATCCTTCAACTTCTGATTTGATACCCTTGTATTTAGTATCTTCTTCTGTTGATAGGTTACGCTTTTCAGTCTCAGCCTTGTCGATAAGGCCATCCATTAATTTGATCTTATCGGCTCTCTCTTCCTTGAGGGCTTTGATCTGTTCTGCGGTCGTTTTCATTGTTCTATTGGTTTGTTAGTTTAAAAAGTTCATTTCTACGTTTTGCAATTTCTATTTTGAAGTCATCTTTGTGTTGCAATTCACTAAATGACCGTGAAGCTACTGTGGTATCAGGGTAAGCCGGGTACGTTACCGGGCTAACATCATACAATCTTTCAACTTTTAATATAGTTCTAACTGATTTACCTTCTTTAGCATCATCCCATTGTGTTGACATGGTAGTAAAGGCAAAGGATGATTTTTGAATATTTCCTATGCGGATATTCTCAAGTAAATCGTTTCCAGCTGTTGTATTTGGTGCCTCAAATGAATACTTCAATCCTATATCATCAATTGATAAGGTCATATTCACTTTATTGCGCGCCAAAACAAAATTAGGATCATGATTAAACAGGGCAACCGCATCATCATTCAACACTTCGTTAAATGCGCCAGGTGCAATACGCTCAACCCATCCGCCAAAATCTTCACTGTCTTTATTGAAAACAGCCGCGTATCCGGTGATGGTTCGGCTTTCTTTGCCTTCGCGCTTTTCAATTTCTAACGGCAAAGCAAAGAATCTTCGCTCTGCGTTAGCTATGTCGGTTATATAATCCTTTTTCATGACTCAAGTATGTCTATTACGTCCTGATAATGCCCGTTTAATATGCTGCGCAATTGTTTACGCTGCTCATCGCTGATGGCTTCTTTCGGCTGCTGTTCTGTGGTTGTGGTTTTCCCTTTCTTCACGAATTCATCCAGCAAATCAAGCGGAACCATTGCACCCTGAATGTATCTGCGATCTCCACCCTCGAAGCCTTCCATATCCTCAAGTGCTAATACTTGATTCTGTGAGAATAGTCCCAAAGTCAATCCCATCTGATAGAATTCTTTGCGTGTTTTCAAATCCCCGGCTAAAAGTCCTTTCAGATTGAACTTAGTATAAAGCGGTTCTTGTGAATCGTAGTTATCAGACCTGAAAAGTTTTGCATTACACTCCTGTTCCATACCAGTTCGCATAGCTAACGAGTACTTTGAAAACACCAAATCCTGTTGTTCTGCGTTACTAAATGTTGCGCGCTTGTAATTCTGTGCTAAAGTAGGTGGAATACGAAAAATACCGCAAATTTCCTGCTCTGATAGGTCTGTTGACTCAATATAAGCAACTGCATCGGCTGGTAAAGTGAGGGCTTTAAACTCTAAACCACCGTACAAAAGTGGCACATCTCCGACCATTTCAACCCCTGTTTTGTTGACCCCAGTCCACTGAGCCTTCATATTTTCTTTCTGAGTGATGTCTTTTGGAGCGGTTGGGGCTGTTAAATAGCCGTGTGGACGGTTGCCAACCAAAGAACTGTTATACTCTTTCAGTTTTTTGGCGTGACCCATAGTGATACGGTTCTCGTCAATGGCCGAAAGCCCGACAATACCGTCCAAAGAAAAGTTTTTGAAATGTAGTATCTCGGTGTAAGGGTATGTTTTGCCTGTTGACTTAACTTTATAGAAAAGTCCTGATTCAGTCATTAAAATATCAACATCGGAAGGGTGTAACTGCCAAATAGCAACCGGAACGCCTTTTTGAAATTGGATTCTTGCGTAAGCGTTACCCCATCCTTTGATTAATTTGACAATGGTTGACCAAAAGTCGTAAGCGTTAGTATATGGGTTTGGTCTGTCGTGTATTAACTTATAAACTGGACTGTCTTTGCGGGTTATGCGGCCTTTTGATGTGTCTTGCTTGACATCGAACGGTAGTGAACCGAAAGTTTCGCCTAAAATGTTTAGGCAAATGTAAACGGTTCCTATTTTTATCGCGTTGCGCTTGCTCACTGAGCCGCCTGAGCCTATTGCATCAAACCATCCTGGAAAATTTTCTTGAAACCACTTGTCATCTTTCAGCGAACCGCGAAAAGATACGTTAGCCATAAGGCTTACATTGCTTGCAAATGTTTTTACGCGTGATATTATTCCCACGCAACAAATTTGCAAGCGTTTTTAATTTATTCGTATGTAGTAAAACTACCTTTTTATCATTTGGGTGCGTGTGGCTCTGAAAGATTCAAAGTTTTTATACCTCTTATGGCCGAAAAGTTTTTCATGTTCGGCCTCTGTTTTATGGTAGGCTTCAAAGTATGTATCGCTTTCCTTTACAATCTGTTCATAACGCATCATAAATCCATGATTTGTCCATTGTGTTGGAATATTGACCATAAAACTACATTTTAACCGTTGTAATACCCCAATCTACCGCATCAATCTGATCTTTTTGCCATCTACTATACCTCGCCATAGCCATAACAAGGGCCACCATACCATCAACCCTTTGCTTTGGATTGCCTTTTATGATCTTGATATTCTCGTTTTTGTCTATCAATAGTTCACTATTCCGGCAGTTCCAGCGTAAAACGGGGTGCGCACCGTGCCTAATCTTTCCGGTTTTGATAGCGATCTCAAGTAGTTTAGTCGGTGGACTCATGCCGTTGCCATCACTTGTCCAGATAGCTTGCGAGTAAGGTTCAAATTTATCTGTTCCAAATTCATCTACAAGTTTAGCCATCATTTCACCAGCGAATAAAGCCGGATCATAATACGTTCCTTCGATTTCAAATTCACTCATAGATTTTGCAATATGGTGACGTATGTCATCGGTTGAAATTGAGTTTCCCTGAGTAGTGAAAAGAAATTTACCTTCACGCCAATCTCGGTAAGTGGTGCGATCTTCTTTTTCTCTTTCCTCCAAAGTATCGTCAGGTATCCAAAAGAAAGGGATCACGTCATGGATCCCGTTTTCGTCTGGCTCCGAAAGCAGAACCCACGCACTGAAGTCATAAGTCCGGCCACCGTCATAACCGGCAAACCATTTAACGGGCCTAATTTGAATTTTATCTTTTCCCTGCATCCATATTTTATCCTCAATCCAAACTTTAGGGGCGTCAGTCCAAATATTCAAAGACTTGGTTTTGAAAGACACCATTTTACTTTGCCCTTCGTTCTTTGCTTTGATAAAATCGGCTTTAAGATCGTCAAGAGTAACACAACCAGGGGCATCCAATGAAGGATTTGACTTATGCCAGTTATTTGGATCTTCCCAATCGTCACCCTCATCCATTGAATGAATCATTATGAACAGGGTTTCATCTTCTTTGATTCCTTTTAGAATGTCAATGCACACTTTCCGAAATGCATAACACACACCATCTTTCCCCCCTGTGAATGGTAGCCCGGCAGTTGTGGTAATGTCGGTTAGTGGGTTTAATCTTCC